GTAATGCTTACAAAAATATTAGAAAATTTTGCAAACTGTCCTGTAACAAATAGTTTTGAAGTAGACGGATTTAAGATTAACCTACGTCCGCTATCATATAGAGAAAATACTGATTTTAGTATGCAAAACTTTGCATTAGAAAGACAAGTACTTGCTATTAATAATAATTCAGATCTAAAAAGAGAAGATAAAGAAAAACAACTACAAGAAATTTTTAAACAGTCAAGTAAATTAAATTTACTGGTTGCAGTAAGTCATATCGAATCAATAGAAAAAAACGGGCTAACTGAATCTGTGTCAGAAAACATTTTAGAATTTATTGAAAATAATGATGCTGAATTTTATACAAAGTTAAGAGATAATATAAAAGAGTTAACTGAAAACTGGAATTTGCCTAACATCGATATACAATGTGTTGCAGAAGAATGTGGCAAACCTTACAAGACAAAACTAAATCTGGACTATTCAAATTTTTTCGGAGTTCGATCGCTCAACTCGAGGAATCTGATATAATCTCAAAGACCAAAGACTTTGAGATGGAAATCAAACAACTTAAAGATAATCTATATAGAATTGGTTGGTACATGAGAGGAAGTTTCTCATACGAAAATTTAATGTATCATACTTCCAACGAAGATAGAGAAATTTTAAATAAAATTATCAAAGATAATATTGAAACTACTGAAAAAACTAAGCTGCCGCTTTTATAGCTTTTGCTTTCTTAAATGCTTGCATCATTTTAGGATCATTTAGAATTAAATCCTTCATTGCATCTTTAGCTTGTGCTTTTTCACTACCAGCACTAACATCATCTGTTAGATTACGTAATAAATCATCGTCGATATTACGCATCATCCAACGTGCTATACTATCAATAAATGCTTCGCCTTTAGCAGCTTTTGAAGCCGCATAAGATACAATTGTAGTAGCACCGCCTGCTAAAATTGCAGCTATCCATCCTGCGCCAGGAATGCCAACTAGGGCGCGACTTGCTATACTTCCAGCTACTGCACCGCTTGCTATGCTTAGAAATAATTGTACAACAGCATCAGCACATACGTTAGCAAGATACTGTCTTGCTTTTTGTACGTCTGGGTGACTAGTGTCACCATTGTGTCTATCTATAGCTTCAGCATACTCACCACTAGACTCTATAATCTCTTGGCCTAATAGCCCTGCACTAATAATTGCTCCAAAAGCACCAAACGATTTCCAACCCATTTTAAATTTTGCTTTTGGCTTTTGGCTATCTGTTTCTGGTTTAGGATCTGTTTTAAGATCTGCTTTAGGATCACCTGTAAGTTTTGGTTTAGGTGCATCTGCTTTAGGAGCTGCTGTTGTAGTGCTTGTACCTAATCCAATATTTAACGGAGTTAATTTTTTTGGATCTAATAATTTTTTAATCGAAACGTTAAACGTTTTGCCCTTAGAATCCTTAAACGAAACTTGGTTTGGATTACCGTTTTTCGCAGGACCTACTATAGTTCCTTTACTAACACCACCATTTTTATTTGCAAAAGCTGCCTTCGTACCAGTAATTCCTGTTACAGGCTTACTACCACTAGGTGCAGATAGTGTTGGGCCACTAGGGGCAGTTCCAGTTCCAATGCCACCAATTTTTGGCTCAATTCTAGGTGCTTCTGTAATCTGATGTATTTTCATGAGATATCCTTAATCATTAGTTATGTGTATTTATGTTTTAACTTCGTTAAAACAAGTTTTCGTTAGCACTCAAACTATACACTTCGTTTATGATTATATGTGATAGAAGTAAATGAATATTAATTAAAGCAATATTACGAAGTAATATTGTAGTTACTTCATGTAGATTGTTTCAGTCAGATGGAACCTACACAGCGGTTCCATCTAATCTTGGTCTTCATGTGAGTTCGTCACAGCCGAGATTCGGAAGTAGGTAATTGTTTATACACTTAGTTCAATGGGCTCTGACCTTTCCCAACCTACGTCGACATCGCTTACGCTACCTCTCGCTTCGTTCCTATTGCTAAAGAGTTTTTATGAACTGTGTTGTGTTTTTCGATTGCTAACAGTCAACCTACGCCAATCCTGCCGCCCTACTACCGGACGCGGCTCAACGTGTACGAGTGTCCTTATCACGGGACCTTTTTCTCAGCGGTATTTGTAAACTGGCCCGCCAACCTTATGTGTTAGATTGTTTTGCCTTGATATTTTGTTCTAGCAATGCCTGTTTGAGTTTGTCTGATCCGCCTACTCTAACATTAATGATACCATTATAGTAATCATCAGTTTCAAGTACTCGCCTGTCAAACTGTTCTCGTGCCTCTATGTAGGACATTTCGCCCCTACCTTTACATAGGTATAGTATTTCTCTTGTAAACTTGTCTTCGCCTAGTTGTGCAACATCTGCGTTTAGTCTATCACTGGATCCCCAGTAAGTACGCCAATCGCTTTCTTTAGTGCCGCGTCTTTTGTTTTTCTTGCCTTTAAGTGGTGGCTTAGTAGTTTTAAATTTTGCTAGTTTCTTGCCTATGTATTTTTGTCCTGTAGTGGTATTTGTAATTAGATAAACAAATCCTTCATACTCATCTGGTATTTCTTCAACTTGTTTACCTTGATACGTCCACTGCATCAAGTATATATGCGAGCCTGTTATTTTTTGCCTTCTCGTTTGGCTTTGAACTTTGTATGTATTTCATCGCCTCGAATTTTACTTAATTTTCGTATTTCTCTTAGCCATCTTCTGCTGGCTGCATGTGTTCTAAACGAAACTCTTGATTCAAATGCTTCGTTTGCTTTAAAATATTCTATATATGCTTTCGTTAGCTTGTCATGGATGTCGTCTTCAATCATAATACATTGCCTTTAGCGTAATAGGATTACTTCCAGTAGCATGAGCTGCAAGTTTTGTATGACAATTACCACCCATGCCTTTTAAAAATGCACGTTCAACTTGTGCTTGGGCAAAGGTTTTCTTATCATTTACTTTTTTAACTATATCAATAGTATCAACATCATTCTTTCTAGTTTGTATTGCAATTATTCCTTGACCAACTGCCGGAATAGTTGGAATCTTGATCCAAGTACGTCTAATGTCCAATGCTTTAAGGCCAGCTTCAGCTAATACTATAGCATCATATTCTTTATTGTCAAGTTTTTCTAACCTAGTATCAATGTTGCCTCTAATAGGTTTAATTTTTATGTCTAAGTTGTCGTATAATTCTTTTAATTGAGCAGTTCGTCTAGGACTACTAGTGCCAATAGTACATCCGTATCCTACGCTACCAACAATTACATCATGAGGACTGTTACGTTTTAACATTGAAGCAATAATTAAATCCGGATGTTCTTCTCCAGGCATGTCTTTAAGACTATGCACAGCAATATCAATGTTTTCTTCTAATAATTCGTTTTCAATAGCAGTACAGAACACACCTTTGCCACCAATTTCGTGTATCGGAGCATCGTTGTTTAGATCGCCATCTGTTTTTATTATAACTATTTCTGTTTCGTGAGAAATTTCACTGCACACACGTTCAGCATATGCAAGTGCTAGTTTACTTCCTCTTGTTCCAACTTTTAGTTTCATTCTACAATGTCAATATCATTCTCATATGATGTAAATCCGTTTTCTTTCACAACCTTCATTACATAATTGACCCTTCCTATAAGTTCATCTTTGTGTGAGATAAGGAAAACGTTCTTGTCTCCGTCTCTACCCATCTTTTTAAGAACAGCAAGCGATCCTTCAACTCCTGCTGTGTCCATACCACTATCAATAAGTTCATCGATAAACAATAAGTTAATTTTTTGATACAGACTTTCCCAAACATCACGGAATGCAAAGCTCATACCAAGTATAAGTCTGTTACGCTCGCCTCTTGACAGGTTATCAAAGTCTAAGTCTTGTCCTAGTTGTGTAATTTCAACATTCAAATCGTTTTGGAATACAACACTATGTGGTAATCCTAGTTTATCAAGATAGTATGTAAGCCTATTGTTAAGATACGCTAAGTTTTGATCAATAATCTTCTTGCGAATAAAGCTATCTTTGTTAGTTAGTAACTTTAATAAGAAGTCTTGATGTTCTTTATAACTTGTAAGGTCATTCACTGGAGACCAGTCAATTTCCTGCATAGCAGTGTGATTCAATTCATCAATTTGTGCCTGATAAGGATCAGCTTCTTCTTGTTTTGATGTAAGAGATTGTTTTAAACTGTCGACATTCTGTCTATGCTCATACGCTTCTTTAGCAGTTTCATAAAATACATTAGGCTTACCGTTGATGTCACCAATCTCTGCAAGTGCCTTTGTAACATCAATAAGTTTATCACTAACTTCTGTTTGATATGACATAGCATCTTCAAGTTCTTTTGACTTGCGTTCTGCAATTTCTGCTTTTTTGTCTGCATGTAGCTCTTGTCCACACGTATAACATGTAGCATCTTCTAAATTTGCGACATCTTTATTGACCTTTTCAACACTCTTGTCTGCACGTTGTAGTGCTGGCTCTAATGTGCTTAGTTCTTTTTTAAGAGCCAAAATAGCACTGTTATGTTCATTCCAATTTTGCAATTTTTCATGTGACTCTAGTTCTACATCAATGTCTAAATGCTCTAATTCGTCGATAGCAGATGCTAATTTGTTTACGTCTTGTTGTTTTTTAGCAAGCCAAGCTCGTTGCGTACCTTGTAAACTACTAATAGTACTTTCAATTTTACTGTTTGCTGTTTGTATTGCTTCAATTTTTAATGTTTCAGTAGTTATGGCTTCCTTAGTAATGCGTGTTTGCTCTTTTAAAGCATCAGCTTTCTCACTTAGGATAGTAATACCTAACAACTGTTCAATGATAGCACGTTGATCGTTTTGCCGCATGCTTAGGAATGGTTCTGTGTAGGTGTTTAGTGCAACAATATGTTTAAACATATCATGACTCATATCAAGTAAACCATCAATATCTTTTTGAGTCTGTCGACTGTCGCCCTGCGATTCGTCTACAAGTTCTTGTTCTTGATTGTTAATAAAGAACTTGAGTACATTAGGAGAACGCCCACGCTCAATCCTATAATCAACACCATTCTTTTCAAAGTGAAGTGTAACCAACATGCCTTTGCTGTTAGTTTTATTAATTAAGTTGTTTGCTCTAATGTTTGTAAGGGCTTTTCCGTATAATGCGTAGCTAAGTGCATTAATGATAGTAGTTTTACCTGTACCATTACGTGAACCACTGTCATCTCCGCCTTGATCTAAGTTTTCACCTAGTACAAGTGTAAGATTTTCTCTGTTAAAGTCAACAGCCTGAGTCTGATTGCCCACACTCATAAAGTTTTTTACGGTTAAATCTTTAATTTGTATCATAGTTCGTTATAAATGTCCATTAGCATCTTTTTATTAAAGTTGTCTGAGTCAATTGCATTAATTTCACCAGCAACAATTTGATCTACACTTTCAAATTGTTGGATATCGAGTTGTGTACTAATTTCTTCAAGTTGTTTTTGCGGAATAAGACTTATTTCTCGACAATTGAAGTTATTAATAAAAGTTTCTTTAATAAAACTTGCTTCTTCGTAGCTAATAGGTAAATCCAAGTTAACTCTTAGATACATATTTGGTTTTATTAATGTTGATTGTTCGTCAATTAGTTGACTTAGCTTAACAGTTCTGTACTTAGGACAGTCAGGCCAGTTTATATACATGGGCTCAGCGTCATTTTCTTTGTCAAGTATCATCATACCACGTTCGTCATCCCATGCATCTGCATAGTTGTGTGGAAACGCATTACCTAAGTAGTGTACTTTACCTTGTTTTTGTCTTTTATGAAAATGTCCACTAAACACGTACTCTTGATGTTCAAAGTGTTCAGCTTTTAGTTCACCATGGTCTGGCATTTGTACCATTGCGTTCATATAAAAGCTAGGTAGTTCAAAATGCCCAAACAAATATTTTGCTTTTATATTTTTTATCTTTTTCCATTCGTCACCTACTAGCCATGGGACTAGTGCGACATCATCTTCTTGATATATTTCGTCAATAAATGTAATACCTGGAATATGTTTTGCAAACGCTGTACTATTCACATCACGTTTATCTTTGTAATACAAGTCATGGTTACCATCAAAGAAGTAAAACTTCTCAAATGCAGATCCTAGTTTCTCCATACTACGAATAGTAGCATCCATAGTGGTAAGATTTAAACTATTTCTGTTGTGATGCCAGTCTCCACAGAAGATTCCAGTTTCACAACCGTTAGCTTTTGCTTGTTCTATGTACCAATCTATAAAATCTTCACAGTCTTGGTTATGTATCTTACTATTGCCTTTTAGACCAAAGTGAATATCTGTAAATACAGCCGCTTTTTTAAACAATTCGTGTTCTCCAGGTTCATTATCTATACTATTATACGATCAATTAAACTAAAAGTCAAGTATTATTCTGTTTTGCTTGGAGTTCTTTTTCTCTACGTTGCTGAGCGTCCCATTCACCTGCATTTTGTCTAGTAAACGAAGGATTCATATCGTTCATTTCAAGAATATCGTCTCGAATGTTTTGATTACGCTTTTCGATGTTAATAACACGTACAAAACTGTTAGTTACAGCAGCAGTATAGTATGCAAACGG